ATGGGGATAGGGATATGAACAGGGTATTTGTTGCTTTTGCGTTTATTGCATTAATCATTACGTGTGCTTTTGCTGTGAGAGAGCCGGTATCGCTGGTTTTCATTATCGTGACAACTATTCTTATTGGCGCGGGGTTTAGCAAAGTAGCAGAGAAGGCGAAATTCAATTGTCGTCTTTCGCAATCAGAAAAAACAGGAACTTTACGGTTTTGCTCTGTGGGTTTTCTGGTTGTTTCGCTAGTTTCAAATGCCGGATTTCTGTTCTGGGTTAATTCAAAAACACCAATTTTTGGTGATGCTTATGCCGAAAGAAAGCAATATGAAGATTTGAAAAGCGATCTAAGAAAACAGGATGTAGCACAGGAAGAGGAGCGATTTAAGCGCGCATACAATGCAAAAGAGTCAGTTAGGTCCATACTTAAAGACTCATCGTCGGCAGAGTTCTCTGGGGAGCGAGACGGAAAGGGCGGCGCTGTATGTGGGTATGTAAACGCAAAGAATAGCTTCGGCGCTTTCACTGGAAATGCTCGGTACATATCAACCGAAGGTCAGTCTGTAATAGACGACGGCAGCCAGTCGTTTGGTGAATTGTGGGAAAAGACCTGCAACTAAAACCTGACAATCCACCATCAGATGGGGTTTTGCTATATATAACCACCAAAACATAACCTCGCTTCGGCGAGGTTTTTTATTGCCAGGAGAAAGGTAAATGGCTGGAACTATTAACGCTGGCAGCATTTTCTACGAAGTTGATATGGATACTTCGCGCTTACTGGCAGCTCGCCGGGAAGTTGATGCGGCACTGAACGGGTTAAGCGGAAACATGGGCCGCCTTGAAGCCAGCGTTAACCGCACTGAACGCTCTATTAGCTCTATGGATCGGACAATGTCCAGCCTTTCCGGCGTTGCCAAAGGTTTACTGGCTGCTCTTTCTGTGCAGCAGGTAGCGAGTTACGCCGACGCCTGGACGGAGTTGAATAACAAAGTCGCTAACTCAGTACGTACGGGGGAGACGCAGGCGGATGTCATGCAGCGGATCTTTGATGTTTCTCAGGCAACCCAGTCATCTCTGAACGGTACGGCGACGCTTTACGCCAGACTTGAGCGCGGAACCAGAACATACAATACCAGCGCAGAAGATTTAACACGCCTTACCACCATTATTAACCAAGGGTTTGCGGTTTCAGGTGCAACTGCTCAGGAAGCAGAAAACGCGATCATTCAGCTATCACAGGGTATCGCTTCCGGCGTTCTGCGCGGCGAAGAGTTTAACTCAGTGTCAGAGCAAGGCAGCCGCCTCATGGTCGCTTTGGCTGATTCGATGGGCGTTTCTATTGGTCAGTTAAGGGCTATGGCCGCTCAAGGGCAACTGACAACAGACGTTGTAGTTAAAGGCCTCCTGTCTCAAGGGGATGCAATAGGTAAAGAATTTGCCAACACCACCGTATCGATCGCCAAGGGATTACAGGTTGCTGGCAATAACGTAACTAAGTTCTTTGGCGAAAATTCCACTGTTAAGTCATTTGCTGCTGGGTTTCGAGATTCTGTTATTTCTGTAAGTGAAAATCTTGAGGTGCTGAGCGGAGCTCTTATCATTGTTGCTGGAATCATGGGGAGTCGATATGTTGGCGCGATAACAATGGCTACCGCCGCAAAAGTCCAAGACACTGCTGCATCAATAGCCCAGAGCAAGGCTTCTGCCGTTGCAGCCAAAGATACAGAAATTGAGGCAGCCGCTAAATTACGTCTTGCTGAAGTTGAAAAGGCCGCGACAATTACCGCATTGAACCTTTCTGAGGGACGTCTTGCGACGCTAAGAGCCACTAAGGCCTCGGTGGCGTCTGAGGTCCAATTAGCGGAGGCTCAGTCCGCTCAAATACGCACCCAGATTGCTCAAATTGAGTCTGAGAAAATGCTCGAAGCTCAAAGACTGAAAGCACAAATAACAGATCAGGGGCGTATCGCGACAGCCACTCGAATGGCTCAGCTACAACAAGCTTCAACGGTGCTGAATCAAAGATTGGCATCCGCTGAAACAGCAACAGCTCAAGCAAGAGCTTCAGCCATAGCTCAGGCGGAAGCCCAAGTCAGCGCTTCAAGATTGGCAGCTGCGGATGCGACGGCTGCGGCGACTGCTGCTAATGGAAGATATATCGCCTCACAGGAGGCGTCGGTTGTAGCATCAAGGGCGGCATCTGTAGCTGGAGGGTTGCTGAAGGGGGCATTGGGATTAATTGGCGGCCCAGCAGGTGCGGCGATGTTAGCAGCGGCTGCAATTTTCTACTTTTGGCAGAAAGCCCAGCAGGCAAGAGAGGAAGCCCTTCGTTTTGCTGATAGTCTGGATCGCGTTAACTCCTCAATGAAGGCAATGAACAACACCCAGTTAAGGGGAACAATTGCCGACGCTAACGAATCAATCAGGGCTCAAAAGGATGAGTTATCTGACCTTCAGGCTGAGGTGGATGCACTTAATGCGCGCTATCGTAGCTTTACCCCTGAAGCGAAAGCTGTAGCTGAGTCGATGGGACAGGGGGCTGATTTCACGCGCCAACAGGCAGAGGTTTCAGATCAACTGGCTAAGAAATCCCGCGATCTTGCCAATATTCAGGAAAAACTGGTAAGAACTCAGGACACTGCATCAGAAGCGAGCCGCACCCTTACAAACAACATGCTCACATCAATGGGTGTGCATGATGGACTTATTCAAAAGGGCTGGTCCCTTGAGCAGGTCCAGAACGCAGTTGCGAAGGCTTTCGGAAACACTGCTGACGAAATAAACCGAGCCAACCAAGCAGGTCAGAATTTCAACCCCAAAGCGCTGCAGGTTTCCCCCCCTACGGCAGACGGCGACAAGGTTATTCTGAATCTTGAGGAGCAGAATGAGCTTCTGAAAATTCAGGATGAACGCCAAAGAGCAGTGACAAAAGCCAGGATGCAGGCGGCGAAGGTTACTGACAACCCAAACCAGATATCAAAAGCTGGCGATCTGGCGGGGGAAAACTTTGATCTGCAAAAATCTGAAGAGGCGCGCAAGGAGGCGCAAAGGAAGAGTGAGCAGCAGGATAAGCGTTCTGCCACTGCTGCAGAATCGGTAGCGCAGAAGCTCGATAAGCTACGAGCAGCACAGGATCTATCCACGGAGTCTGCCGAAAAGCGCCGCATCCAGGAAGCTGGCTTGCGTGCCGAGCAATCACTTGGAAGCGGAGCAACGCAGAAGCAACTGAATGAGGCAAGAGCGCTTGGTGAAGCAAATGAACGTGCCGCGCTATCCATTCAGAAGCGCAAAGAGGCTGAGCAGGGACAGAAGTACGCCAAGCAGGAGATAGCTTCCGCGCAAACTACTGTTGACCCTTCAACTGGACAGGCAGTTGATCCACTGGCACAGATTAATTTGCAGGAGCAACAAAAACTTGAGGCCCTAGCTAAGTACCAGGAAATTGATAAGCAAAACACCCAACTGTACGAGGACGCTAAAACTGCAATCATGCAGCAGGCCTCATACCAACGTCAGGCCATCCTTCTGCAGGAGCAACAGACCTATCAGCAGAATGTGAGTTCGCTTTTAGGAGAATCGTCGAATTTTGCTGGCTCCCTGGCGGATGCGATAGGTCAAGCAGCAGGGAAGTCGAGTGCGGCATATCAAGCGCTTTTCGCTATTAGTAAAGGGTTTGCGATTGCACAGGCGTCCTTGAATCTTCAGACCGCTATCAGTAATGCCATGGCTATCCCGTGGCCCGCCAATATTCCTGCTATAGCGCAAGCATTGTCTGCTGGCACGCAGATAGTTAGCGCCATAAGCGGAATAAACTATAGTGGCGGCCGTAAGAATGGAGGCCCGGTATCATCCGGCAATATTTACCCTGTAGGCGAAGGAAACCTTCCGGAGCTCATGCAGACCAGCAAAGGACTGTTCATGATGCCGGGTGATGGTGGCCGGGTATTCAGCAACAAGGATGTGACAAGCGGCTCTCCGAGTATCAAGAAGGCCTCAACTGGTAGCGAATATCTGTCTAACAGTTCCAGCAATTCAGCTCCGTCAAACGCAGTCGGAGGATCTGGAGTGCAGGTGAATATTCAATTCTTTGACCAGGCATCTGGAGGAAATCGCACCTTGCAGGCGGAGGCATCGATAGCTAACGGAATTGCTGAAATCAAAGCTTACCTGCTTGATGACCAGGCGAACAATGGCGTGATAACTCAGGGCTACGCTGCTGCTATGGGGCAGCGAGTAGTTGCTAGAGGCGCTTACTAAACCAACCCGCTTCGGCGGGTTTTTTATTGGAGTAGATAAATGGAAGATAAAAAAATGCTGGCATCCATATCGGTCGACACCAGCGAGGCTCAATCGCAACTTGATAGCCTAATCTCCTTACTTGAGCTTAAATTTGGTTCCCTTCAGTCTGTCCCTGAGCGTATCTACGAGGAAATCCTTGCCGTGGCGAAAGACATCGTTTTTGCTGATAGCCCTTCCGCAGGAGGCGCAGGACTCGACATTGTCTATGGTGTGCGGTTCGGCGCTAAATATGAATTGCTCACTGCCGCAATCAGGGCAGGAGAGTTTGACTCTGAATTTCTCTGACATATACCCCATCCTTTCTCTGTGTGAAAAACACACAGTAACAGTGGTACACATTTAGCAACATCCTGATATTCGATCAGTGCCGCAGCCGCGGCTTTTTTATGCCCGGAGGAAACGTGGCAACAGTTTCATACCCGGATATGCTGCCGCTTCCTCAGCGCGCAGACCAGAACATGACGCAGGATACGGCGTGGCAGACAACGACGCCGGCGGTCGGCCCCGTCATCTTCACGCCGCTAACAACCGACCTGAAATCGACCTGGTCTCTGCAGTGGAAATTCACGCTGCAGCAGGCCGAGCGCTTTAAATCGTGGCTCCGCTCACCGACGTACTGCGACCGTGGCCGTAACTGGTTCCAGATGCGGATTGATCTCGGCGATACGCAGGGCGTGCAGCTGCAGACCCTGCATTTCATCAGTATGCCGGTACAGACCAGCAAAAACGGCAATATCGTCACCTGGACCGCCAGCGTCATCTGTAACGGTATCGAGGACATCACCGAGGACTACGACGACTGGATCGTCGAGGCGCCAGAGAACTACGGCTACTGGCTGGATTACCTGGTTACTGCTGTTATGCCGAGGGCTGATTAATGCCGACTTTACGAGAGTGGAAAGAGCGCAGGCCGGCGAGCGATATCAAACAGACGGTGGAATTTTACCATCCGGCCTTTGGTTATTACCGGGTAGTCAATAACCTGTTCAGGCAGGCGACGTTTGGCGGAAACTCGTTCGAGCCAGCGCGATTCAGCGTGACCGAGCCGGCGCAGGACGGAACGGCGGTCATATCCATGACGATCACTTTTGTCGCCGCGACTGAGCATGTCCGGCAGACACTGAAAAGCTGGCGCGGGGCGGCGCGCATGACGCCGATAAAATGCCTGTATCAGCAGTGGAACGCGATCGGTGATGCATCATCCCTGAAAGACTGGACGCTTTACGTGAACGACATTTCCGCCGATGCCAGCAACGTCACCGTGACCGTCGGCAAGACCAATCCGCTGACGCTGGCCAACTCCATTATTTACACCACGAAAGATTACCCAGGGCTAATCACCGTATGACACAGAGCGACTTTATCGGGCTTGTTAACGGCAAGCCATGGGCTAACCGCGCCTGCAGTTTTGAGCAGATGGACTGCTGGGGCCTGGTGGTTCTGTATTACCGGCATGTGCTCGGACTGGAGCTGCATCACATCGCCGGCTACGAATCGGGCGCGGATTTCATCACCTGCTACGAACAGGAGCGCGCCCACTGGCGGTGTGTGCCGGTGGCGGCCACCGGATGCATCGCCGTTTTTTACCGCGGCGAAGTGCCGGCGCATATCGGGGTAATGATCAGCCCGGTGAAATGCCTGCATGCCCGCGGCGAATTCGGTTTCGTACGCTGCGACAGCCCGCTGGCCTTACTGAAGGTTTACAGCAAAGTGGAGTACATGGTGCATGGTTCGATATGAGTTACAGAGGTTGCCCGGCGCGCCGAAGCAGTCAGGAACGGTAGAGACCGGAACCGCACTGGTGAGCCTTTTGGATTCTCTGCAGTTACACCGCGATGTGGTCGTTAAACTGAATGGCCGCGCGCTGCCGGACGACTACGATATCAGTCGGCCACTGAGTGCTGGTGACGTCGTGGCGGTATTCGACCAGCCGGAGGGTGGAGTCGGAAAACTGGTCACCACAATATTGCGTCCGGTATCAAAAATTCTGTCCGGTGCGCTGAAGGTCTTCGGCCTGTCAAACAAACCCAGCGCTTCGGTATCAGTGGCAACTGGTGAATCCCCCAATAACGACCTGACCGGTCAAACCAACCGGGCGAGGCTATACAAGGGGCGCCCGAATATTTACGGCCAGTGCCGCGTCTTCCCTGACCTGATTCAGGAGGCACTGTTTGAGTTCGTAGACAATAACAAGCAGCTTACGGAATGGTTCGAGGTCGGTTACGGCCGGTACACCATTTCCTCGATCCGCTATTCAGAATCGAATCTCGGCAGCCTGGCGGGCGCGAGTTCTGCGATTTATAACCCGGGCGATGTTATCGGCACAATTGAGGTCGGGTATCAGTTTGATGACGTGGATAACGAGACTGTACCGGGCCTGAACGAAAGTCAGGACTTCCCGGCTCAGACAGCGACCACGACGGCGCCGACATCAGTGGCGATCGAAAGTAATCAGCTCAAGGCTGTTGTTCTGTCGAACGACGATAACTTTGCCTACTTTGCAGCACTGGCGGTGCCGCACCCGGTTACGTTCGTCATCAATGCCACATGGAACGACGGCGGCACAAGCGTTACTCGAAACGTCACCGGCGCCGGGAGCATCATCTCCTCGGAGAGCTTCATCGGTGACGATACGCTTTCTTACACAACGTTCTATATTGGCGAACTGTCGGGTGAAATTACGTCGCTGCCGGGCAACGCGGTTATCAACGCGACTCTGTTCACGCTTAATGACCAGACGCCGCTTGTTATCGGACCATCAGTCTCGCCAATCGTCTCGACGCAGGTGTGGGTACATGTGCTGGTTCAGCTCGGTGCGACCGCCGGCACAACGCAATACAGAATTAAGTTCTGGAAGGTTGATGATGACAACAATCAGGTGCCGGGTACGTCTGAACAGTACGATTATTTCTTCGACAATGATTTTCAGGTAACGACCCGATATTTCCGCACAACGCATAAGTTCGTTCCGGCGGCCGGAGCGGGGCGCTATGCGGTGACCATCGAGCGACTCGACAACAGCAACGATGCCAACGTCGTGACGCTGATGGCGATCCACGCGGTGAACGTGCGGGAAAACGTCGTTTATCCGGAAGACACGATCGCCAGAATCACGATTAAGGGGCCGAACGACAGTAACTCAAACCGCGAGCAGAAGTACAACATGCTGGCGCAGCGGCACACCATCAGCTACGACCGGACAACAGGCGCGGTTGATTATACGCTGCGGCCAAGTCGGTCGTTTGCCGATGCTATCCTTCACGAATGGGTGGTTGTCGGTAAGCAGGACGTGGGCAGCCTCGATATCGTCGCACTCTACGCGATCGCTGATTCTCTCTCAGATGCTCAGCTTGGGTATTTCGATTACACATTCTCGGATGAGAAACAGCCGCTGGGTGAGCGCATAGCGACGATCGCCAATGTGGCCCGCGTTGACGGCAATAACATCGGCGACGTGCTGACGTTCTGGCGCGATGAGAAAGTGACAAATCCGGATGCGGTTTTTGCGCGCTCAAACATGTTCTGGGACGAGTACAAAGTCGCCTGGCAAATGTCTCTCCCCGGCGGTTACGACGGCGTGGCGCTGGACTACGTAGACCCGCTGACGAACAAGAAAGCGTACATCTACCTGCAGATCGACAGCGGCGGTATCACTGAGGTTGAGGACGCGACGGTTAACGCGATGCAGATCAGCCTGGACGGCTGCCGCAACTCCACTCAGGCTAATGACCGGGCGTTGCTCGAAGCGAGAAAGCTCCTTTACTCGCGCCTGATCATGACGGTGAAAGTGCTGGAAGAAACCCAGGTGGTGCGCGGTACGGTTGTTCAGTGTCCTGATATGTACGACAACGCGCAGCAGACCGGATACATCACCGGGCGCGCCGGGGATGTGTTCTCGACATCAGAGCGTATCGACTTTTCTTTCGGCGATCTGTGGGTGGTGATGACCGACAGCCTCGGCAATTACCGCGGGCGCTGGCGGGCCTATCCTGTAAACGGCAAGCCCAAAGCATTTCAGGCTGCGGCCGATACCTTCGATCTGAACATTTATGACCGCGAAAATGTGCAAAACCCCAGCCGTTATTTCATTGCTACCGACTCGGAACTGAACTCCACAATCTGGCGCGTCGATAGCGCAAAACCAAACGGTGACGATACTCAAACGCTTTCCCTGACTGAGTATTCAGACTCGATTTATCCGTAACACACAGCAGTAATTACCAACCTTCGCGCACACCATCAGATTCGCTTCTGAGGGCTTCGTGCGCCTTTTATATAGGGCGACATGCACAATGGCAGAATTACCAACGCCAACGCAAAAGACGGTACCGAGTGATGATATTCGTGACCACGTTTATGCAGGTGGAATGCTGGATAAGGTTGTTACCAGCACCGAACTGAAATACACCGATCGCCTGGGCGGTGAGCACTACACCGTAGATGGAATGAAGGCGGAAGGGGATAAAGTTGTCGAAGAAACCCGGCAGAACCTGATCCCTCTCAGCCGGCAGTATATGACCATTGCAGATGCTCAGGCAGATATCGCGAATATTCCGTCAGGTTCAACAACTTATGTCCGCAGTCAGGACGGAAGCTCTCTGGCCGATGAGTACATCAACAATGGCGGCACCCTGAC